CCAGATGATGTTCGCATTGAGCGACCACGACCAGGCGAACCAATCCTTTACAAAATGCGAGATGAAGTAGGAACATACACAAGAATTCTCACAAACAAAGAGATGTTGCATATTCCGATGTTTCGCCTTCCAGGATCCTTTTATGGATTAGGCCCAATCGGAGCTGCACGACTTACGATCGGTGCAGCGATGGCAGCAGACACATACGCAGCCGCCTACTTTGGCAACGCGGCAAATCCAGGCGGAGTGATCGAAGTGCCAAACGAGCTCACAGAAGAGCAGGCAAGCGACATCGGCCGCGATTGGAACATCACACACACAGGTCCGTACCGCGCAGGCAAGATCGGCATTCTTTCAGGCGGTGCCACATTTAGACCGCTAACACTTAACGCGCAAGATGCACAGCTGCTAGAAGCCCGGCGCTTCAACGTTGAAGATATCGCCAGATTATTCAGAGTTCCGCTCAGCCTTCTCGGACACCCGGTCGCAGGATCGATGTCATTTGCCAGCGTTGAAGCACAAAACCTTTCATTTGTTCAGCACAGCCTTCGCCCATTATTGGAACGCTTAGAGCAAGCACTTTCAGGATTGCTGCCAGAGCCAGAAGGTTTCATCAAGTTCAACCTTGACGCACTTCTACGAGGAACCACCCTGGAGCGTTTCGACGCTTACACGAAGGGATTGCGCGAAGGATTCCTATCGCTTAACGACGTCCGATCCGTAGAAGATCTGGCACCGCTTGGCGAAGCCGGAGATCAGTACCGAGTGCCACTACAAAACATCGATGCAGCAGATGCACGCGATGTAGGACTCAAGCTACGAGCAGAGATCGCAGCAGCCTTGATCCAAGTCGGATTCGAGCCGAAATCGGTAACAGAAGCGGTCGGATTGCCAGACATGACACACACAGGCCTGCCATCAACGCAGCTGCAACAGATTTCAACCATTGATCCAGCAGACCCACAAAGCGTCTACGAAGTCAACGCAAGAGAAGCACGCAACGATGAACCTTCGATCGTGATCCAAGTCCCGGAATCAAACATCAATGTCGAGCCAACAAACATCAACGTTCAACCGCCAAACATTACATTCGAGACACCAAACGTTGACGTGCAAGTAGCAGCACCAAACGTCAATGTTGAATCACCAACAATCGAAGTAACAAATACAATAGAACAGAAGAGCGTACGTCGAAAGGTAATTCGTGACGAGAACAATCTCATCACAGAAATTATCGAAGAATTTGTGAAGGATGAAGAATAATGGCAACAGGTCTAAGCGCTTATCTAGCAAACAAATTCCTTGATGCAGTAGGAAATGCGACAGCATATTCAGCATCAAACGTATACGTGAAACTTCACGTCGGAGATCCAGGAGCAGCAGGAACTGCAAACCCTGCAACGGAGACGACAAGAAAAGAAGTGACATTCTCTGCGGCTTCAACAGGAAGCATTGCATCGGATGCAGATGTTATCTGGACAAATATTGCAGGCTCACAAGACGCAACACATTTCACAGCCTGGGATAATTTGACGACAGGGAACTTCTTATTTAGCGGAACCGTTACAGGAAACGCATACACAGCAGGAGACACATACACAATCGCAAGCGGATCACTTACAGCATCGCTGACCGTAGCAAGTTAAAATGTCGTCCGAATTTGTACTAAACACATCTAAATTAGATGAAGGCAGACTTGGGCCATTTGTTTATGCAACAGCAAGCGCCGAGTTTGGATCAATAGCAGCAACCACAACAAGCAAAGTCACCCACTTAGTTACTGCTATTGCTCCACTCGGACAGATCGCAGCACAGGCACAGGCAGGAATCAACAACTACGCCACAGCCGCAGCTGCGCTTGGACAGATAGAAGCCAGCGCCAGCGCCACGATCAATCACCAGGCGCAGGCAAATTCAAATCTTGGATCCATAACAGCAAGTGCCACAGCTCGGATAAATCACCAGGCAACAGCACAGGCACTTCTCGGAATTCTAAATGCAAGCGCAAGCACACAGATCAACCACCAGGCAACAGCAACTGCAACCCTGGGAACTTTGGACGCAAACGCCAGAGTTTCAGTAGATCAGTACGCAACAGCAAGCGCCGAATTTGGAAGCCTGCAAGCAAACGCAACAACTACACAGCAAACAACACAAACAGCCGCAACCACAGGAAGCCCATACTTTGTAAGCCCGACGGTGATCGTTGAGCAGAAGATAAATAAAGTAGAAGCCCTGGCGCTGACACAATGGGGCGGAATAAAAACACAAGCAATATCAAGAATAGATTTCTCTGTGCTTCAAGACGACGCAGAACTTCTCCTACTGATCTAGGACAAAAATGCCATATTTGATAAGCGACAAGCAGAACGACTGCGCAGGATGGGCAACCGTTAAAGAAGAAACCGACGGATCCTATACAACAATTGCCTGCCATGACACAAAGCAAGACGCAATCGACCAAATGGTTGCAATATCAATTGCAGAAGATATGGAACCAGGCGGAGAAGTAAGCAGCAGGGCAGTAGATCTGAGTGCTCCAGCATTTATTCGACAAAACGCAGAACGAGGATTGAAATATCTTCGAGAGGGTTATGGCGGAGATGGGCTCACAGAAGGAACTAAGCAAGCAGCTCGAGAGATGGCAGCAGGAAGAATAAGCGAAAACAAAGTAAGAAAAATGGCGCCCTGGTTCGCCAGACATAAAGTCGATGGACAAGCACCAAAGAACAGCAACCCATCCGATCCGCAATATCCAGGAGCAGGACTCGTCGCATGGCTATTATGGGGCGGAGATTCAGACTTCAGCGATAGAGCTCAAAATTGGGCGCAACGAAAAATTGATGCATTAGATGCAGAAGAAGATTCAAGGAGCAAAATGAAAAAAATCGAACGCCGCACCTTCACGATCAAGAACGTAGAAGCACGCCAGGCAGAAGATGGAACGATGCGCCTATCCGGATACGCAGCCGTATTCAACGATGACAGCGTGCCGCTTCCATTTATTGAGAGAATCGCACCCGGTGCATTTCGCAAGACGCTGACAGAAACGCCAGATGTGCGACTTTTGATCAACCACGAAGGCCTGCCATTGGCACGCACAAAGAACGGAACGCTTCGACTTCAGGAAGATCAAACCGGCCTCTACATGGACGCAGATCTTCCAGACACCCAGGCAGCTCGCGACCTTTACACGCTGGTCGAGCGCGGCGACGTAGATCAGATGAGCTTCGCATTTCGCGTGATACGCCAGAAGTGGAACGAAGGAAGAACAGAGCGCACCCTTACAGAGCTCAGCCTTGCAGATGGCGACGTTTCAGTCGTGACTTACCCGGCTTATCCAACAACAAGCGTAGAAGCACGCGAGCAGATCGCAGCAGCTCGACAAGCGATCAAAGAAGGACGCGAGATCACAGGCGAAAGCCTGATCGTGATCCAGGCTATTCTCGACAAGATCGATGAATCATATGAATATCTTGGCGAAGGAAAATCAATGTTAGAAACAGTTCTTGGAATTGCAGAAGAACCAATGATGGAAGAAGATTCAACTCGGGCCGTCGATACAGTCGGCAGCTTCGTCTCTTGGGATTCATCCGGCGGAACAGCACGCGGAAGAATTGAACACGTTATGCGTGAAGGAGTTCTAGGAATACCAGGAACAGATTTCTCAATTACAGCAGAAGATAATGATCCTGCTGTTTTAATTAGAATCTATGAAGAAGTTCGAGATGGATGGCAAGCAACGGAAACTCTTGTAGGACACAAAGCGTCTACACTTACACTCATTGATGCATTGCCAGAACCAAGCCCCGAAGAAGCAACTCGCAAGATTTCTCTTCGACTTGCACAAGCAATCGTAAATAATACAAAATAGAATTCTGCCGGACAATCCAGCAGAGACAAAGTCGGAGCGACATTCGCACCCTTAAAGCGCCGCGAAAACCACCGCCACCACCTTGCACAAACCAACTCATAAGGAGATCAAATAAATGTCAAAGTCTTTCCTTGACAAATTGATCGAGCGTCGTGATGCAGTAAAGACAGAGATGGATGCAATTCTGGAAGCAGTAGCAACAGAAGATCGCACCGACCTGACAGCAGATGAAACAACAAAGGTTGACTCACTTGTTGAAGAATCACGCACACTCGATTCAAAGATTGAAAAAATGAAGGCACAAGCAGATGCGGATGCAAAGACAAACGAGATCCGCGCAGCTGTAGCCGATGTAGCAATGCCAAAGGTAGGCGGCGCAACAGTTACACGCGAAGCACGCACATACTCACCAAACTCAGATGCATCCTTCGTAAAGGACGCATTCAACGCACAGTTCGCAAACGACTATGCAGCAAACGAGCGCCTATCACGTCACATGCGTGAAGAAGCAATCGAGCGCCGCGATGTTGGAACAGCACAGTTCGACGGTCTTGTAATTCCACAATACCTAGTCGATCTAGCAGCTCCACTAGCACGCGCAGGCCGTCCATTTGCAGACTTCGCGACAAACAAGATGACACTTCCACCAAGTGGAATGACTCTGAATATTTCTCGCATGACGACCGGAAGTTCAACGGCCGTACAAGTTACACAGAACGATGCAGTATCAGAAACTGATGTTGATGACACCCTGCTCACAATTAATGTGCGTACGATCGCCGGACAGCAAGATATTTCACGCCAAGCAATTGAGCGCGGAACAGGCATTGACACATTCGTCGTAGCAGATTTAATCAAGTCATGGCACACAACACTTGATTCACAGATCCTAAACGGTGCAGGCACAGCAGGCACAATCAAGGGCCTTCGTGCATCAGGCGGAAACGCAATCACATTCACATCAACAGCACCAACAGTCGGATTGCTTTATCCAAAGCTTGCTGACGCGATTGCACAGATCCAGACAAACGCATTCGTTTCACCAACACACTGGGTAGTTCATCCACGTCGCCTAGCCTTCCTATT